ACCTAGAATGCGCTTGGTGTGATACTGCGTATACTTGGGCCTATTCACCTGGCAAAGCCGCCAAGACCGAAAGTGGTAAGCAATATGTAGCCGTCGATGAGCTACAAAAGCTAACACCAAGTCAGGTCGTCGGTAGGGCTTGGGACTGCATGCGTAGTCCGATATCGGGCCTAATGAGTGTTAGTACTAGGACATCTGTCGTAATTACCGGTGGCGAACCCCTTATGCAACAAGGGGAAGTAGCTACACTGGCTAGAATGCTTCTCGAGTCTGGTCACTATACAGGCGTTGACATCGAGACCGCAGGTACCATAGCGCCTATCCCTCGTTTAGTCGAATATGTGAATCACTTTACTGTTTCTCCGAAGCTCTCCCATAGCGGAAACGATCCTCTCCGTGCTCTAAGACCCGAGGTCTTAGAAGAGTTCGCCTTTCTTGCTAAGCGTGAACGCGCTACGTTCAAGTTTGTCCTACGCAGTAATGATGACTACGAAGAGGTACTAAAGTTCTGTAAAGACTACGACATGCCTCACGAATATGTCTACATCATGCCAGAAGGTACTAACTCCGAAGCAATTTTGGATGGAGCTTGCAAGTTAGCGACTCGTGCTTTGCGCGAAGGGTTTCACATGTCTCTACGTAATCATGTGCTCATTTGGGGAGACGAGAGAGGTGTTTAGTGGCAGGGTTTGACGCGATTGTGGTTCGCAGGACGATTGACGCGCTCGACTGCAATAAAGTAGGACAATTGCTCAAGAAGTACGCAGGAATTACTCAAGACGAGCACGGTGACGATACTCCCCGTAGATTTCTTAGCATGCTGAGTGAGATTACTGCCTGCAGACTTCATAACGTCAATGAATGTCCTACTTTTACTTTTCGTACGTTTAACGCCGAAGACAGTGACATGATCGTTATTCAAGGTATCGACTTTGTCAGCGTATGCAATCATCACTTGCTACCCTTCATTGGTCATGCTGATATCGGCTATATACCAAATGACCAAATTGCAGGTCTTAGTAAGTTCGCTCATGTAGTTAAGCACTTTGCCCGACAGGTTCAAGTTCAAGAGCGTATGACGGAACAGATTGCTGACTACCTAGAAGGGATGCTATTACCTATGGGTCTTGCGGTCGTTTTGCGTGCAGAGCACATGTGCATGACGATTCGAGGCGCACAAGCACCTGGCTCCTTCACAACGACTAGTGTTATGCGAGGAGTCTTCGCTGACCACAGTAGAACCGCCAAGGCTGAATTCCTACAACTAGTTAACGGGAAGAGGTTGTAGATGCTAAAACATGCGCCACGTCTCTTGATTACCCGGGGTCAAGGCAGGTTCTACTGGATCGAAGATCCTTTCCGCAACGGTGACCACGTCTACCCTCTACAGCAGTCTCTGCGCGTAGAGTACGTAGAAGCCAATCACGGACCGTTAGAGCCATGGACGGAATATATAGATTTCAACATGAACGATCGTGTCGATCAATGTGGTAGAGACTCCAGAAGGTGGTTTCCCCACCTTCTCGAAGACGTAGTACACCAGACTTTAGGTCTTGTAGGTGAGGCCGGAGAGCTCGCCAACAAGATCAAGAAGGCCCATCGGAAGGCAATAAACGGCTATGCAATGTCACTCATGGGACACCTAGACGTCGACGACATTGCTGGAGAATTAGCTGACGTTCTGGTGTACACCTTTAACATTGCAAACTCGTTTGGAATCGACATCGAGGAGGCGTACGATGCAAAACGACAGTTCAACGAGCGGCGGTTCGGATCCGCAACAGATTCCTCAGCAAGACTCCCCGACACCGACTAGTATAGAGTCAGTACGCCTCCAACTGGCGATCCGGAAACTATCTGAGCAGTTCTTCGAGCAGATGCAGGCAAGACACTTGATGGGCCAAGAGAAGTATGGGCCTATTAAGTTTACACACGTCAACACCTTAAAGGAAGCGCGTGAAGAGGTAATCGACCTAGCGAACTACGCTCTCTACACCTACATCAAGCTCTGTCTCTTGGACGAAGACGTCGTCAACATGGTTGACGATATCGAACAGCCTACTGCAACGCTAGGAACAGATGCCTTCGTTAGTAGCCACGAAGGACTAGGAGGATTTACCGGTGACCGATAATCAAGGAGCTCCGAGTCAGATTCAGATTCCAGGACTTGGTGTTTCTGCAGAGGCTCTTGTAGATGAAGACGGTCGCCGTTGGGTGATTTTCGGTATTAGGCACGGGCTCGTATCAGTCGAGTTTAAGGTTCAAGAATCAGAGGCCTCTGCATTATGTAGTGCAGTACCTACCGTGCTAGTAGAGGCGCTCAAGAGATTACCCAAGAAAGGTCCACAACTTATTCTTCCCGGCCTAGACGACATTGCGAACATAAATGGCAGCAAGCTTCAGCAGAAAGGGGAATAACATTGCAAATCTGTCCGATACCTCCACGAGGCCAAGAGCAGCGCATGTTCCGTACGGTTTACCCGATGGTACTAGCACCTCTACTGGAAGTAGAAGATTACCCTGAATACCGTGACGTTGTACGACGACTACGTATGCAAGGCAAGTTCATTCTACTTGACAATGGAGCAAACGAGAAAACGCCCGTAACTCTACAACGCCTTCATGAACTTGCTATAGAATATGACGTTGACGAGGTCTTTGCACTAGACGTGCTAGGCGATGCCGGCGAAACCCTCACCCAGTTCGAAGCACACATGGACTATTTAGCCGCGACTAACGACACTAAGTCCTACCTTTTAGCAGGCATTGTTCAAGGCAAGACTAGAACAGAACTCACCTGGGTGATACGTACATATATGCGCATGGGAGCAAATACCATAGCTCTTCCTCGTCTGCTACTAGACACTTTTGGTAGAACCGCACGAGTCGACATGCTCACCTATATTGCTAATCATGCTGAATCTCTTAACAGAAAACTTCCCACTGTACATCTTCTAGGACTAAACGCAGCACATCCAGAAGAGCTACTACTGGTATCTAAGTATCACAGATGGGTTCGTTCGTGTGACTCTTCAATGGCGTACAACTATGGTCTTCGTACAGAACGTATTGGGACTTCAAGGTTACCTGGCTACAAGCACAAGATCATCAATAGGCCTCCTGACTACTTCACCAAAGACCATGCCTTTTTAGACGCAGCACAAGTGGATGTGATCGACCGCAACGAGGAGGTGCTACTAGAGTGGGCGAAGGGCAACAAGTACGCAGGAGGCATCCGCTAGCAAATTGCGAAGCTTGTCCACTCAATACACCCGAGAACGTCTTTGTCCCTAGTGACATACCTGAACACCCAATTATTGCATGCGTTGGAGAAGCGCCAGGTTTCCAAGAAGCACAAGTTGGTAAGCCTTTTGTAGGTCCCTCTGGACGTCTACTTAAGACCGTCCTTAGGCATCATAACTACCGACCAAGTCAGGTGATGTTTACAAATGCTTGTCTCTGTCGTCCTCCAGGAAACGCTACGCCTCCTAAAACTGCAGTCTCTGCGTGTAGAGTACGTCTCTACGAGGAGCTTAGAGCTTCGGGAGTACAAGATGTCATTGCTCTCGGTGGGACAGCAGCCGAGGTTCTCGTTGATGATCCAAGGAAAATCACAGCTCTCCGAGTCGGTCCTCCAAAGCCTATCGCTTCAGGACTGCGTGACAGCTCTATTAGAAGAGTGGTGCCAACCTGGCACCCGGCCTACTGTCTCAGAAATGCAGATGCGTTTCCTGCCTTAGTTACTGATATTGGCAAGCTTCAAGATGCTAGAACTGAACCATGGAAAGCTCCACGATACCATGTTATCGATGAGCCTGAACTTGCTATCCGATGGCTTAATGAAACGACTCCAGCTTCCTGTGTCGTAGACATTGAAGTTGGCTTCGACAAAGACGAGGGATTCGACCATCCGAACAATTACGACATGCTATGTGTAGGCCTCGGTATAGCTAAAGGTGAAGTCGTTGTACTCGGTAGCGATGCTCTTGCACCAGACACTTGGGAAGCACTAGCAAGCTTCTTGCAGCGTACTAAGATCATTGCACACAACGGCAAGTTTGACCTATCCGGGCTCTTTCCACACATAGGGGGCCAAACACTTTACTTCGACACTATGCTTGCACACTATGCGCTCGATGAACGTTCGGGCACTCACGGTCTGAAGTACTTAGCTGTAGAACTACTAGGTGCACCACAATATGACGATGAGATTCGTAAGTACGTTCCGCGACGCGGTAACTACGCGGACATCCCTCGACCAATTCTATATCAGTACAACGCTTATGACTGCGGTTGCACTTGGGATCTATTCGAACTATTCTCTGAGAGGCTAGTGGGGCAAGAGCTGACTCGAGTCCACGATCTCATGGTTGCTGCATCTAACCAGCTTATGTATCTAGAGCTGAACGGCATCACTATGAACTTGGAACACTCGAACCAACTTCGTATCGAATACTTAGCTCGACTGGCAGATCTAGAAGCAGGTCTTGAAGTTTCTGCTGGAGAAGGTTTTAACCCAAGGTCGCCTAAGCAGATAAAAGAGTTCCTACAAAGTCTCGGAGTCGTTACACCTTCTACCGACGAAACCCACCTCAAGTTTATCCTCGAGCGATCGACAGCTGGAAGTGCAGTTAAGGGATTCATTGAAGGACTTCTCCGATACCGGAGACAGCAAAAGCTGTTCAGTACTTACGTGGACGGAATACGTAGACGGCTTTATCGAGGACGCATACACACTACGTATTTGCTACACGGAACGACATCAGGACGCCTCGCATCTAGAAATCCTAACCTCCAGAACATTGTTCGTGACAAGGAGATTAGAAAGCAGTTTGGCGTCTCTAGTTCGGATAATGTCCTAATCCAAGCAGACTACAAGCAAGCTGAAGGGCGCGTCATTGCAACTCTTGCCCAAGACGAATACCTACGTCAAGTCTTCGCAGACAAGAAAGTCGACATCTTCAATGAGATGTCAGATTCCTTGTATGGCAAAGGTAAGTGGGGCAAAGAGGAACGCGTTAGGACTAAGGCGTTCTTTTACGGCTTATCCTACGGGCGTCAGGCGCACTCTATTGCTGCCGAGTACAGAATGTCTGCAAGAGAGGCAGAGACCTTACTTAGAGAGTTTATGGGCCTTATACCAGCAACTGTTGCTTGGCAGAACGAAACGAAACGAAGAGTACTTGCTGGAGACGACCTCATAACCTTCTTCGGACGTAGAAGGCGCTTCCGCCTTATAACAGACGACAATAGGACTAACGTACTGAATGAGGCTTTGTCGTTCTTGCCTCAATCGACTGCCAGTGATATCTGCCTCTCAGCACTTACTCAGCTAAGACCAATGCTCAAGGGCTTAGGGTGGATACGCCTTACTATCCATGACGCATTGGTAGTAGAATGTCCTCAACAGAACCAGGAGAGAGTATCAGAACTAATGACTAACGTAATGGTCGAGCAAGGAACAAGGTTCACAGACTATGTTCCCTTTGTGGTTGACCTCAGTAGTGGAAAGAGTTGGGGTGACCTGTAATGGGTCGTGGCAGACCTATGCCTATAGGCACAGAGACGATCAATGACAACGGCTACACCTACGTACGCACACCTAGCGGATGGAGGCCTAAGGCACATCTAGTAGCGGAAGCGAAACTAGGAAGAGCGCTTACGCCTCCCGAGATGGTTCGGTTTATTGATGGAGACAAAACTAACTTCGATCCGGACAACCTCGAAGTGATTATCCGGAAGGTAAAGTCGACGGCAACCCAGGTTGCTAGGCTTACAGCAAAGATAGCAGAACTGGAATCGCAAAGGAAGGAACTGCTCGCTCAAGTAGAAATAGCTCACTAGCAATTTGTCCAATATTTGTCAGCTAGTTAGACTTAGATAGACCAAAGGACTTACCTAGCTTAATGGAGTTATATACAGCGAGGATCTTGTGAGTCTAATTTGGTCTAACAAGATACTCACTGGAATCAATGTGCCTTCGTATAGAGTTATGAAACACCACACCGCGTCGATTAGAGTCCTTAACAGAAGGAAGCTCAATGAACAGCTATGACGTTGTTAGGCTTACCGGAGTAACGTATCGACAGCTCGATTGGTGGGTACGACAAGGCTACATTGAGACAACTAACGTGGTGTCGGGCAGTGGTTGCCCTCGTGACATTTCCGCAGAGGAAGCGAAGAAGGTCGTTCGCATAAAGCTACTGATTGATGCAGGTCTGGCAAATCAGATGGCAATATTGATAGCAACCGATGCCTACCACGAAGATCGTCCATGTGATGTAGAGATCAGGATTAAGAAAGAGAGGCTTGCAGAACTTTACACGCCCATTGACGAGTTCGTTGCACAACAAGAGGCAGCAGAAACAGTCCATGCCCAGGTATATGCGACGGAGGAGAAGTCATGACTATGGAGCCACAGATTACAGCCGACGCAATAAGTCGTGAACTACCTTCGCACGCATATAAGCAAGCTGGTAGTGGAGGTTTAGTCACAACCTGGAAATGGTCTACGTACAAAGGCATATGGACGCTAGTTCGTACTACCAGTATCCGAGTTACTAACGAAGTAGGTTCTGTCGACCTTACCATTCCGCTAGACACAAAGTATTGGAGCCAATTTAAGCGACTCCTCGTAGTTCTGGGCGCGCTTTCAGAAGTTGAGGTAGAAAAGTGATAAAACACTACGATCCAGATACGATAATCGGACTAGACCCTGGCGGAACTACAGGCGTTGCAATAGCTCGTAATTGTCTCCCTCGCGATAAAGGTCCCGTCGAGTACGAATCCTTTGAAATGGATACCTCGGGACGTGACGGAGGTAAGTACTATAGGCTGATGCGCGAGCTCTTGAGGCGGCGGGACAGGGACGGTCTTCTACTCGTGCATATAGTGTGCGAAGACTTCGACTTCAGACAAGACCAAACTGGAATCGCTCTGAGAGGATACGCAAGGTCAAAGATCGACTACACGCCTGCGGAGATCTTAGGCGCTTTGAGGGTTCTGTGTGCTCAGTATAGTCTCGTCCTGCACACGCAAAAGGCTGCTCAAGGAAAAGGATTCTGGGACGACGATAAGCTTAAGCGCCTTGGCGTCTATAACGTAGGCCATCGACATGGCAACGACGCTATGCGGCATTTACTCTACTACCAATGCTTCACTCTGGGCGACGAGAGACCGCTCTTCGCTCTAAGAGCGACGAGACCCGAACTTGAGGAGCAGATCGATGACTGACCTGACCACCATCCGGATCATCCTCGGGGAGGTCGGCCGATGACGAAGAAACCTCCCATGGGCGGAGGTGGCGACGTGAGCAACCATCACGCCAACCTTCAAGAGACCATCCCTGGTTATTGGGAAGTGGCTCGACCCCTACGCGACACGTCCTGGTGGCATCGTCGCAAACAGGAACGCGCTTGCGGGCAACGGACCAGTCACTGCTGGCACCCGGCCGACGCCATGATCGCCTGGTTCTGCTGCATGTGCAGTGCTGAACTCGACGGTATGCCGCCGCGACGATGCATCTACTGCCCGGCGAAAGAACAGCTCGCGCAGACGGTAGGAGATGCGGGATGAGTAAGCGGTGGCCACGGGACCTATTCCCCTGGGAGGCACGCACCGGCTGCCCGAAATGCAAGGTCAAGCCAGGCCAGCGGTGTATCACAACCAGACCGCTTCATATGGGCCCATGGACGGAACGTGAGCTGCGTTATGTCGGCACCCAAACGAGCGCGCACAAGGCCCGCTATCAACTCTGGTGCGGACTCTGGGGTCAGCGGGTATGCACCGTCGGCGCTGTTCCCAGCCGTCCGGCGGTGATCCGATGACTGACCCGACCCCCGTCGAACCTGTGCCCGTCGAGATATGGGAAGCACTCCTAGAGTTCCACCGGAACCGGGCTGATGCGGCCGAAACCAAACTCGATGCAGTGTATCACGCATGGGAAGACATCGCCAAGAACCTCGAAGACGACCTCCAACGCACTCGGGCACAACTCGTTGTCGCCAATGAACTCAACTCTCATTGCATCTGCTACAACGGCAGTCCAGAGAACTTCGAAGGCGCTCAGCCAGAATGCCCTATCCATGGCGCAATCCGAGCATTCCATGAAGCATCTCGCGAACTCGCCGAGGTCAACGGTGCAGCCACCGCCTGGGAGCAGGTCGCCAAAGACCTCGACGATGAGAACCAACGCACCCAACCAGTCCTCGACGCCGCACGGCACATCGTCAGCGGCTGGAAGCAGATCCTCGAACGAGGACTTACTTCAGATGTAGAGGATGCTCTCGATGAAGCCGAGCACCAGCTAGCCGCCGCCGTGGACGCCCTGGACGCGCAGCTCAACACGGAGGCCAGTGATGAGAACTGAGCGAGCTCCGGTAATACTCGACTATGACGTCGACACCGCCGCCCAAATGCTCGCTGCACTTCGAACATGCCCACAAGGCAAACAGCTGGACACCTTGGCGGTCATAGTCAAGATCTTTGTACAAGACGATCTAAACGCCGTCGCCTTCCCCGAGGCTACTGACGAATGACCACCTTGATCGGAAGGAGAGCAGAGATGATCCGTTGGTGCTGGCACCGATGGGGTATGTGGGTAGATGGTACTGCCGAAGACTGGTGGGGCTCAGGAATTCCCATGCAGATAAGAACGTGCAGTAAGTGTAACCGTAAGATTCTGCGTAGGGTTGGCAGGACGTAAAGTGCTCAAGAAGATAGCACTAGCCCGTCAGCCGAGGGAGGTAAGACTGACGGGCTAGTGGTCCTATTCGCCGGGCTATTCAATTATCGCCGTGTGGTGCTCCTTACGGCGTAGCCGGCGGAGCTGTGTCGTGCGGGAATAGTGTAGCCCCAGACATAGCCGGCTCCTCTGGCACGGTTACAGGTAGGTCTGTAGCACTCTGAGTACCGTGGTTGTACATACCAGTACCGTACTGGATAGCACCTACTATCGCTACGCTAATACCCACCCATGCACGTGGAATAACTGCTAAAGCTGCTAGTCCACCGTTTAACATCTGCAGTCCACCGCAAACGGACTGGATCAGCCGTGTGGTTCTGCTCATGAGATACCGCCTCGCGCTTTCAGCTGCCAAATTTCTCGGTCCTTTATTGCTATCTGCTCGTACAACCGTTCAGTTTCGATACGAGCAGCCTCCCTCTCTGCCTTTAGCTGCTTACGCAGTGCATCACTTTCTGTCCTTAACTCGGTGACGTCAATCTTCCATTGCTGGAGGATTTCGATATTACGTTCCTTTAGCTCATCAATTATATCGGTCATGTTTCTGACAACTTGCGCATCTGCGTTTGCATGTAAGATCCTACGACTAAATAGAGCTCTCAGGACCTGTGCACTACCTACAGATGTAACGCCAGTTGCTATAATGATAACTAGTTGGCTCCATCCCACCGATACACCTTCCGCAACGACTTAATGCTCTTGTTAATGCGAAACGCCCTAAGAGAACAGACGTAAATCCACCCGAAGAGGTAGAGAGCCGCTACTGCTTGGTGACCGATGAAAGTTATCGATGCTGCGTAGCCAAAGAGCGCTGCACTCAAAGCGATCAGAGCACCAGCTTCAAGTAGCAATACTCGTAGTACTTGCGAGGCAGTCTTTTGAGGAAGAATCAGTGAGATGATTCCCGTAGCGCCCGACAGGAAGGTTGAATAGTACCAAAAGTAGATAAACCAGGGTTCGCCAAGTGCCACTAGAGAAGTAGGGGGGTGAACCCCGAGGAAGAAGGATAGTCCCGCGAGCATCGCAGCTACGAATAGCATAGCTTCGACTTCGTGGTCACGTACAGTAGTAATACCACGTTCGCGGGTCATAGGTCACCAGCCTACGGTGTGGAAAGTCTCGAGTTGAGGGCATCTACAGACGTCTTGCAGTCACCAGCTGCAGCAGCAGTAGCCGAGCAAGCGTCGGTGCATCCTTGGATAGCTGCCTTGTCCGTATCGGACAGTCCACCTCCGCCGCTTGGCGCAGTCTGCTCGGGACCATAGGTCTCAGAGTTCCAGTTGACATGCACCCAGCCACCCTCGACGAAGTCTGGACTCGTAGCGTTGTGTACGAGTGCCAGACCATGGTTCTTGGCCATCCAGACATAGTCGTTCACGGTCTGAGGGGTGATCTTCCGCGAGGTTTGGAAGTCGCTAACGTAGTGCTGGTGATTAGCGTCAACTGCTATAATCATAGTCATATCTGCTGCCCCTCCCTTTTGAGCGCCACGAATAATGGCGCGCAGCTGGTCTTCCGTACCGCGGAACGCATCTGCGTCACACGTAGTCAGTCCTGCGATAGTCGTTCGGCTGCCGTACTGTAGCAGTGTAGGAGTCCTCCCCGAATAAGGTGCCCATCCGGGCGAGTTGTCACCGGGATAGACAGCCTTAAACTCTCCTACCGGGTTGCTACCATAGTTAGCGTTCCATAGCAAGCCTTGCCACGGAGCGAGCTGGTTACTGTATTGGCCGTGACTAGCGTACATCATTACTAGTCCGTCGAATTTGTCGACGAGTCGGTTACCGTAAGCGATACCCTCAGCAGCAGGTACAGGATCGGTTGGCCACTTCTCTAGGTCGACCTGTAGGAACCTGTCAGGCCATTCGAGGAGCCACGGAACGTACCGTTCGATGTCAGCTAGGAACGCGTCCGCCTCAGCGATAGGGTCCATGCCCGAGAACACGAGTCCATAGGTGCCTAGAAACGAGACACCTCCGTCGCGTAAAGCTGCTAAGTTGTTAGCGCAATACGTGTCGAGTCCGCCACCTTGTCGATACAATCTGTGCGTAGCGTAAGCTAGTCCTGCAGCTCGAGCTTGCTTAGCCCAGGAGACGGTAAGATTACCGTCGAAGCTTGAGAAATCTGCGCCAAAAGTTGTCATAGCCCTCCTCCCTCAGTAAGGCTCAACGACCAACGATCGGTTTCCAAAGGTTGAACTGTTAGCAGAGGGCGCGAAGTATTTGCAAGTAAACGTAGTAGATCCAGGAGTAAGACCTGTGATGTAGTAGGTGAGTGAGGCTTGGAGAGAAAAGATCGTTATTGAATCAGTACCGCCAGGCATAGAAATTATATGTGTTAGTACCTGGCTCCCGTCGACGGCCTGAACGTTAGCACCTGTTAGTGCTACACCTACCTCACCACCAATTGTAGCACCAGCACCTGTACCAGTAGTATCAGAGCGAATGTAAGAGGATATAGTTACTTTTACACGGCCTGTAGTACCAACTAAGACTGTTACTGATGGTCCTATGGTAGCAAGGTCGACCCATACGGCGGGACCCGTAATAGACTCTTGAGCGGAGACTACTGCAATTCCTTGACCGAAGGAGACCTGGTGCAGCTCTACGAGTCCTGCTCCTGCGGGGCTTATGGATTGTACGGTGTACGCGCCTGTTGCCGCATTCTTTCCTAGCGCTACTACTGTATTGCCACTAGCGTCTTTAACAGTGAAAGCTCCGGTGTCGACAGAGGTAGCTACAGCTCTCGGATGGCGCTCGAGCTTGCCCACGCGCCTTCTGACAGCGGTAAGAGCTGTAACGAGGTCCGCTGGAGGCTGTCTGTATCTCATATCTCATCCGTTCACTACGTCGCCGGGCAGGATGACATCGTATGTCTCGGTGGAGTCATTCTCCGGCGGTGTAATCTTATAGCCAAGAACTACTGACGGTGCGAGGAACCCAGAAGCGTTGTTGTTAAATGAAGGGAACCTTGAATCAGTAATCGAGATTAGACATGCATCGCCAACGTTGAAGCTACCCAATATAGGATCTTGGTCACCTTTTGCAGTGATCGTGAAGGAAAGCATTGGCGGCTTACGATTAGTCTTTTCCTGAACAGCAATCTGAGTAATCTTGGCCTGATCGGTGATATCCTTCAGTGATATATCGACATCCCAGCGCGGCCAACCTTGATTGAGCATGTCTGTTTGCACAGTCGTTGCCTGTGGCATAGCTGAGCCCTCGCCGGCACCCATAACGAAAACGTTAGTACCAGCGTCGGTCATACCCTCTGAAGCGTAGTAGTTCAAGATGTTGCCAGGATATTCGAAGACAAGTGCCGTTGGAAGGATTACACTGTTGACATCGGTTAGGTCAGTACCGAGTGTGGGATAGCCAATGCGAAGAGTCTTTGTGTACGTTCCATCAGAATTTTTCGTTAAGTCAATTGTCCAGTCGAAGCCGTCGTCAGCGTCGGCTAGCTGCGACATCGGCTGATCGAAGGTCAGTTGGTCTGAAGGTAGAATTGCAAGATCGTGACTTGGTCCTAAAGCATTAGTAGGAATGTTAACGTTGATATTGCTGTAAGGAACAGCCTGCATTGCTGTCCACAGGTCGGCAAAGATCTGTGTGTTTGGTTGACCAGTACGTAGGAAGCTAAAGTCTATCTTTCTCTTCTGCGGGTAAGCTTCGAATCCCCATGCGAAGAGTTGACACTCCTTAGCCTGACTCTGGTAGGTGCGCGACCAAACAACACCCCACCATATAGGAACATCATCGCGTTCTACAACTACCCAAGTCCTACCCGGAATAGTGGCTGCGACTAGATCTGCGTTATTCTTACCTGTTTGATCGAAACCGAATGAACCAGTAAACGACCCAGGACCGCTCAACATACGCTGTATATTGACTCCGAAGAGGTTGATCTCTTCAATCACCTGCTCGTCGCGAAGTGACAAGAAGATGTACCTGTAACGGGCCACTAGCTTATCGCCTCCACGACGTTACAACGTATCAGAGCATGGGGTAATCGACACGAGAGGTAAGTAGGTCGCCAGCTCGGTATGCCGGTGGCCTGACATGCCGCATGGTTGTGGAACGATGTCAGGCCACCCCATAGTCGCACGAATACCGCGGTAGATCAGCTGAGCCATTCGGCGACACCCTAAAGCTGTAGGATGAATACCATCAGGATACCCAATCGTGTACAAGCCAAGGTCGTCAGCAGGAATGCATTGCAGATCGACTAACATGTCTACCTTGGCGCGGTTGCGCCAGATCGCATCGTTTGTTGCCGGCTGACTCGTCGTTAGCCAAGTTCGGTTCAGTGCGGTACTAACTTCAGGGTTGCTATATTGGACAAAGACACCTACGACCTTAACCGGGCTGGCAGGCCGGTAGGCATGGATCTGGTCGACAATAGACTTCCAGCTTGTCTCGAAAGGCCCCGTACCGCCAGTTTGATTGTCGTTCGTTCCTATGTGTAGGATAACGACGTCAGGGTTATTCGCTACTAAGACGTCGTGGATATGCGTAGCCCAGTAGGCAGTTGCTACACCTGCTACTGCTGACCCTGGAGTTGAACCAGATCCTGCAGTAGAGAAGACATAGTCTATACCTCCCTGGGTTAGGATTGATCCTAGTTCTGCGCAGTACCCCCCTACTCCTGTTGCAGGGTCCCACGGTTGAGGATCTAGACAGTGCCAACTGATGGAATCGCCTACGGGACACAGTACTAGTGGCAATGTAGTCTCCCCCTCTACACTGGTGTAACAGTTATATTGCGATTAACCCACGTGGCTGCCGCTCCAGCGGGTATCCGATACTTCGCGGTGAAAACGTTCGTTCCAGGGGTTAGACCGGTCACCAGGAAGGTGATGCCGAAAGCCCAACCAGAGGTGGTCGGGTTGGACATCGCCTGAGCGTCATTGGCAGCAGCCGTGGTTGCGCCGGAGATGGCAAACGACATGAACGCGGCGTTACCGGCAGAACCTGCAGCACATAGTGAAGAGATAGTGACTAGGGCAGTAGTACCCGTTTCAAGGCTTACTGTGGGACCAACTGTTCCCAAGTCGGTATAGGTGGTAGAGGCTGTTGTCTGGCTAGTGGCTACGGTCGCCCCTTGCGGACGCGCACCAATTGGCCGCCAGTTCGTTCCGTCGTAAACTTCTACGCGGTTAGTGTCGAGTCGATAGATCGGCATACCCGTATAGGTAATGAGTGCAGCACGCTCAGTCAAGCTTACGATTGGAATGAGACCACCGAGAGCTGCAGCGTAGTAACGCTTGTCAGTAATGTTAGCGTTGACGATCGAAGTGACGTTAGCGCCTACGGCGATCTGTGCAAGAATAATGCTGTTGTTTGGAGCTGCAGGAGCTGATGGGCTCGCCGAAGCTGTACCGGTCACGACCGCTAGTGACCACGAGTTAACTCCGCCGCTGTAGACGGTGTCCTGAACCTTTGCTACGATGAGGTCAATACGACTGTTACCCGTACCGGGTGCTGTCGAAATCGACAAGTTAACCGTAGCATCGTTTTGCCCAATATAGTTGCTTTGAGCACCAGACTCGGTGCCTGGGATAAAGATCATGCCCGCACCAACGTCGACGGACATGTTAGGTGTCCCAGCATGCTGGACTACAGCTAGTTGGGCGCCCATCGCTGGTTGTACACCGCCTCGGGACTTATTCGGCGAGGCTGCAGAAAAGAGTCCTGCACCTAATGCAGCGAAATAGGACCGCATCTGGGCAGCGGTGTGGGTGCTACCAGCATTCTGGAGAAAGCCGGGAGGTGTCTGCTCAGTCATCCTATCTCCATGCGTTTCGGTATTGGACGGTTACTGTTCCCGTACCACTGTCTGCTCTGAGCCTGAGGAAGTTTTGTCCTGCCAAGAGGTGGAACCAACCAGGACCTGTTAGCGTTGCTCTAGCATTAGCACCGTTTAGTCTCACTGTATGATATTGCGTATCTACCACTAAAAGGAACGTATTGTCTACTAGGTTAACTGTAAAGTCGAGCTCTTTGCCTACGTTGTCGTTCAGAAGACGTGGATTAGTCAGAGGACCCGTAAAGGTAAGGATTGGTGGCGTTGGACGATTCCCACCGTTTACAACGTATTGTCCGTCAGAAGTAACTGAAGAGCCGCCAAAACCAAAGTTGAAGCCAAGGTTGAAGCCGAAGCCAGAGAAGTTGATCGCACCTACAGGCAATACGTACGCCTGAAGAGCGTAGTCGTAAATCCTAGGGTCTTCGGCGTACATACTAATCTGGATATCTGCTTCGCCAGTTCGGAAGGCAGTATCGACGCTGTACGATACGCCTAAAGGTTTGACGAATAGGACTCGAAGAGCACCATCTCTAGTCACGAAGTAGAATGGAAGTAGTACAGTACTAGGAGCGAAGTTAGCCTTTAGTGAGTCGAGATACACATCGAGCGAGTTTCCTTGACTATAAGCAACGCCAGTGATAACAATGTCGCGACCAGTTTCAAACTCAGCGTCCATGAAGCCGCCGTCAACACCTTCATGGTCACGCTTAGTAGCTCTATAGGGTGCAGAACTTAGACCGACAACGTCGGTGACATCAACAAACGGAACGCCCGGAACGGTGTCGTCATTTAGAATGACACCGCTGTCGTTCAGCTGGAATGTCCAAGGGTTAACGGGTACGCTCACGCGGTCCTCGCTGCTAATAGGAAGCCGAGTTTGGCAGCCTGTGCTTCAGGATCCATCTCGTGCGTATTCACGGTAATGTTATTGTTAACCGTCTTATGCGACGTGACAGGCCGGTTAAGCACAGTGGTACGAGGTACTTGTCCACGAGCGACACTTACTACTTTGCCAGTTACATCCTTAAGCTGCGCGTTAAGTGATGGCATCATGTCTTTAATGCCCATGCCGAAACCTTGCATGACTAGTCGACCGGTATTACGAAGAAGTTGACGATCCTTCGACGGAGGTCCTTTATGCTGAACAATAAAGTTACCAACGGAACTAAGGAAGTTTCCTAGCTTACCTAGCGAGCTCGTCATACCGCTGATAAAGCCGTCGATTACCTTCATACCTGTATTGAAGAGCCACTGCTCAGCGCCAGCGAGAGCGTTCTGAATGTCTCCTGGTATTCCTTTAACAGCCTCAACAATTGCATCTTTAGCCTTCTTAGTAGTGTCTCCAAGGCCGAATAGCCACTTAAAGTAGCTCTTAACCCAGTCGATCGCTACAGAGAACCAGTGGATTAGCTTTTGAATCCAGTCAACTAGGGCGATAGTGCCTTCGATGAGTAGCACTATGGCTCCGATTACTAGAATGAGAGCAGCAATAAGGGCACCGAGAATCGCACTCCCTGCTATCTTGCCGATCCACTTAGCGAGCCACTCAAGCACCTTCAGAACTTTATCTATGCCCTTCTTGTGATCTTCGTAGAACTTGATAGCATCCTTAATCGCCGGTATCAACCAGTGTTTGATTGTCCAAGCAACGTACGTAAAGCCCTTATCTGCGACCTTCTGGAGCCAGTTCAGGATCTCTTTGAGGTTCTTTACAAAGTCTTTGCCGTACTTCTTTTGGAGTTCATCGAGAATTGGCAAGACCTTCTCGTTGATAACCTGCCATAACTCGTCCAGTGCGGGCTTAACACGCTTATCAAATCCTTCGACAAGAGAGTCGATGAAGGGTTTGATGTCATTGGTCCATGCAGCCCTGAGTTCTTGGCCTATACTGACAAAGATGTCGCGCAGAGGCTTAGACTTTTTCCAGGCTAGATATGCTGCAGCACCGATAGCTGCGAGAACCGCGGTAAATCCTGCCATTATGGCGATTACTTCGCCAAAGCTGAGACCGAGCGCCGCAAGCGCAGCTACTAGGGCGCCGATGCCACCAAGAACGACAAGGACTATGCCTGCGGCTATCGAGAGAACGCTACCGAAGAAGACGATGTTGATAATCGTCCTACGTGTAGACTCAGGAAGTTTGTTGAACGCCT